CTGCTTTCCGGCCAAGCTGGACAGCGTGGCGCGCGGTATCGTTGGCATCTACCCGAAGTCTTGGGGGTCGATGGAGCGGAGATTCCCGAAACTATAGGACCCTACACCCTTGGCGCTTGGCTTGGCGACGGTTCATCCGCCGAACCAAGGCTGACTCTGGATCCAAAGGACATGGACGCAATCGTGTCTGGTATCATAGCCGATGGCTACCGGCACAACAGGACTTTTTGGCATAAAGAAACGGGCGTTCCGACCGTAGATTTCTGCACACCGCGGCACCGCATGAAAGAGGATGGATGCTCGCTATTGCGGATGGACCTAGAGGCCGAGGGAGTCTTGCACAACAAGCACATCCCAGAAAAATGGATTACATCGTCACGGCAGCAACGGAAGTCTTTGCTGGCCGGACTCATGGATACAGACGGGCACTGCGAAGCGCGAAGCGGGAGGTGCCGTTTCGTGACAGCCTCAAGGCGGCTTGCAGACGGTGTTTTCGATCTGTGTGCATCCCTTGGATACCGACCCTACATTACCGTGGATGAGATGAACAAATCGCGCGCTAAAAAGGGCTGCATACAAACAAAATCAGATATATACACGGTAGGCTTTCAGCCATTTGAGGAAATTCCCTGTAAGGTGCTCCGCAAGCGTCCGACAAAGTTTGCATTAAGGCGGTCCATCACGATCCGCTCAATCGAGCGGACAAAGCCGAAGTCTTGCCGCTGTATAAAGGTGAGCGCTCAAGACGGACTTTACCTCGTGGGGCGGGGCATGATCCCAACGCACAACACCCTCACCGGGACCACACTTTTCCCGTCTTGGATCATGGGGCGCAACCCCCGCGCCAAGCTGATGAGCGTCGTTCACACAGAGCGGTATGCGGGCAAGGTAGGTCGCGCGGTGCGGAATCTTATGAAAAGCCCCCAATGGCCGTTCGAGGGCGTCACGCTGGCGCAAGACAGTCAGGCAAAAGACCAGTGGGCGACCCCGCAAGGCGGTGAGTACAACGCATTTGGGGCCACCGGCGGCAACCAACACGGCAACCCGGCGGAATGGCTGTTCATGGACGATCTGGTGAAAGGTCGGGCAATCGCCATGTCGCCGCACATGCGCGAAGAAATCTGGGAGATTTATAAATCCGACCTCCTGTCTCGATTGCAAGGTCGCGCCAAGCAACTCATGGTATTCACGCGCTGGCATGAGGATGACCCGGCGGGCCGCATTCTGCCGCAAGACTTTGATGGATCGACCGGATGGTATCGCGACCGCGAAACAGGCGAAAAGTGGTATGTTCTGAGCCTGCCCGCCGTGGCTGAACACGACGGCGATCCGCTTGGCCGAAAGCCCGGTGAATGGCTTTGGCCGGAAATGTTTGGAGAGTCCAAGTTAGGTGGTATGCGCAAGCGCGGCGGCTGGGTCTGGTCCTCGCTATTCCAGCAGCGCCCAAGCCCCGAAGAAGGCTTGATGTTCACGCGCGACCATATCAGCTATTACGATCCAACGACGCTCGATAAAACCCGCCTGCAAATCTATATATCGAGCGACTATGCCGTGACAGATGAGGCGGGCGCACCCGATCCTGATTATACCGTGCATCAGGTGTGGGGCGTCGATGATGATTGGAACCTGTACCTTTTGGATATGTGGCGCGGGCGCACAACGTCTGACGTGTGGATCGAGCAGTTTGTGCGCTTGGTCCTCAAATGGAAGCCGCTGCGCGCGTTCGAGGAAGGCGGCCAGATCATCAAGGGCGTCGGCCCGTTCATAACCCGCGAACTGTCCCGCAACCGGGCCTATGTGAACCGCATTCAACTCACATCATCGACAAGCAAGGAGCAGCGGGCGCATTCACTGCTTGGCATGGCCGCAATGGGCAAGATGTTCCTGCCAAAACGCGAAACCCTGACCCCCGCAATGTTCGCCAACGTCGATGCTTTTGAGAAGGAATTGCTGACATTCCCCACCGGGCGGCATGATGACTGCGTAGACCCGGCAACGCTCTTGGCGCGCGGGATCGACCGCATGGCAGCCGGTAAATCCCCGGACCCCAAATATTCGCCGCAAACTGAGACCCTTGATGACTTATGGTCCCGATACGGCAAATAAGTGATGAAGGGGTCTTTTATGGACCGCAATATTGTAGACGCTGGCAAGATCGGGATCGACGGTCAGGACGCGGAGCCTTTTCATGAAGGCGGGCCAGCGCCGCACGAGCCGGAAAGCGACCAGCAGGCGGAGCAAGAAGGCCCGGATCAAAATTGGAAATTCTGGTCGGAGCAACTTCAAGCCGCTCTTGCGTATGAAAACCGCTGGCGGACAGAGGCCGAAAGCTGCGAGGAGGTCTATTTTGGGCCAGACAATGATCCCGGCAAAGGTGGCGAGGCCGACAAGTCAAACGAGATCACGGACAACGTGGCGCTTATTCACGGCACCATCGACGTACTCAAGCCGCTTGTTTATTCACAAACGCCGACACCGATTGTCCGGCGAAGATTTCGCGGTGACGGACAGGCGCCAAAGCCCGAGGAGCGGCTTGCCGCCGAAGCGGGCCAGCGGATCGCGTCATACTTGATCGAAGACGATTGTTTTGACCGAGCGATGGAGCAAGCGCGCGATGATTGGCTGATTGCTGGACGCGGGCAGGCCAGAGTCAAGTATTCCGCCGATGTGCAGAACGTAGACATTGACGCGCCGGACGCGGAAGCGGCGGGATTGTCGCCCGACGAAAACGGGGCATTCCAAATGCCGGTCAAAGCCTCTGAGGAGGTCAAAGCTGTAGCTGTTGAGTGGCGGCGCTTCTTGGTCGCGTCCGGCCACGGGTGGCAAGATACGCCGTGGGTCGCGTTTGAAATCCCCATGACTTACACCAAAGTCAAAGAGCGCTTCGGTGAAGACGTGGCCAACGGCATGTCATTCAACGAACAGGGCGTGAACAAAAAGCCCTTTGGCGGGTTGGAAAACACCGACGAAAACAACGCGGGAATAGCGCCCGAGACAGAAACCGGCGCAAAAGCACGGTCGCCCTTTGATACTGCGTCAGTTTGGGAAATCTGGGTCAAGGAAACCGGCCAAGTCGTTTGGTTCACTGAAGGGTACAAGGATGGCATTCTGGATAAGTCGGATGACGCGTTTGATCTTGCCGAGTTTTGGCCTTGTCCGCACCCCCTGACCGCAACGACCAAGGGAAGCAGCCTCACACCCCGGCCTGATATTCGGTACTACGAAGCCCGCGCCAAAGAGATCGACATAGCCACCAAGAAGATCAGCACCATCTTGGAGGCGGTTTCGGTGTCCGGCCTGTTCCCCGGCTCGATGGAAAACGAAGTCAAAAAACTCCTGAACGGCAAAAACGAGTTGGTCGGCATTCAGGATTGGCTTGGCCTCATGGAAAAGGGCGGGTCCGGCGAGATCATCCAATGGCTACCGTTGCAGGCCATGGTGCAGGCTCTACAGGCCCTTTTGACGATGCGAGATCAGGCCAAGGCGGCAATGTTCGAAGCGTCTGGCGTTTCCGACATTATGAGGGCGCAAGGCGACCCAAACGAAACGGCCACTGCGCAGCAAATGAAGGGCCGCTATGCCGGTCTGCGCATGAAAGAGCGCCAAACCCAAATGGCGCGCTTTGCCCGAGACACCATCAAGCTGATGCTTGAGGTGGCGGTTGAAAACTTCGAGCCGGATTACCTGCACGAAATCTGCGCGCTTGGCATACCCATGACTGAATTTGAGCGCATGGCCATTGCCGCCCAGAACGAACAGGCCATGGTCGAGTTCCGCAAAATGCAGCAGATGCACAAAGCGGTTACGGAAATGGGCATTCAGCGGCCCGAACCCCAGCCGCCCGAAATGCAAGAAGTCCCCGAGACTTCCTTTGAAAAGGTCTTGGAAGTCCTGCGCAACGACCTGCGCCGCAAAATCACGGTGAACGTCGAGACGGACTCGACCGTGCTTGCCGATGAACAGGCTGACAAAGAGGCTCGCGTCGAGTTTCTTTCAGCGTTCAGCAGCTTTGTGCAGCAGCTTTCCCCGCTGATTCAGTCCGGCCAAGTGGACATGAAACTGGTCAAAGAGTTGCTGTTGTTTGGCGTCCGTGGCTTCCCGCAAAGCCGGACTCTTGAGGGCATGATTGGCGAGTTGCCGGACCAGCCCGAGCAGGCCGGACAGGAAAAAGACCCGTCCGTGCAAGTCGCTGAAATCAAAGCGCAGGTCGATCTTGAGGTCGAAAAAATGCAGCAGGCCAACAACGAAAAAGACCGTAAGCACGATCTGCGCATGAAGGGCGTCGATATGGTCGATGGCGCGCTGCAAAATGAGTTGGATTCCACCAACCAAGACCCACCCCAACCACCGGAGCCGCAACAACCCCAAGGAGGCGCAGCAAATGGCTGACATGATGAAATCCTCGCTCGATACCGACGAGGTTCTGGCCGATCTGGTCCAGAAGGAAGGCACAACCCGCGTGACGCTGGAACACATACAGCGTCAGGTCGATACCATCGAGTACCACAACCCGGAGGTCGCCCCGCACATGACCGTGGCCTATGTGCGTCTGGTCAACGGATTTGTCGTACTTGGCACATCGGCCCCCGCCGATCCCGAAAATTTCGACGTTGCAATAGGCCGCAAATTTGCCGCCGACGATGCGTACCGCAAGGTCTGGGAACTAGAGGGCTACCAGCTTTGTACTGCCCTCAAGGCGATGGAGGGCTGATCATGCCAA